TGTTTCGTAAACTACCACAGAACCTACTAATGCGCTAGTGCTAACACCCGTAACTTCTGCTTTACTAATCGTAGCCACCGTCACTGTACCTACAGAACCTGTTGCAATCAAGTTATCTGATGACAACGGAACAACCTGTGATGTTAATACCGTAACAGGGCCAACTGTTCCTGTTGCCGCAATACCCGTCACCGCAACATTTGGTGCCGTACCAATTATAGTTGGTTCAGTTACACCGCCCGTAGCTGCAATGCCTGTGGGCGTTACATCAATTCCTGCACCTTCGCTTATTGTGACAGAGCCAACACCGCCCGTAGCTGCTAGACCTACAGGTGGAACGTTAACACCAATAATAATACTTGTACCTGTTCCAACAGTCGCTGTTACAGATAGTCCTGTCACGACAACATCAACGCCACCACCTTGAACCACTGTGGCAGTGCCTACAAAACCTTGCCCCTGTAATCCTGTAAGTGGAACATTCTGTTCTGTCACAAGAGTGACTTGTCCAACACCTCCTGTAGCCGCAAGACCAACAGGATTGACAGTGTTATTACCTTGTACAGTTACGCTACCAACACTTGCGGTAGCACTTAGACCCGTAACAGATGTAGATATATCTTCTCGAACAACAGCGGTGCCAACCTGACCTTGCATTGCAGCAACGGTAGATTTCTCACCACCCCAAGAAGTTTCACCCCAAGTTAACTCACCCCAACCATTAAGAGTGTGACCAACACGAACAGGGACCGCTTCATTCCAAGCGCCCTCGCCCCATGTTCCACGGCCCCAACCTGTGATGTTTGTCACGGGAAGACTGCCTTATGCTATACGGATAATCGCGCTACTTGCGTCAGCCGTTGGAAAAACAATCTGAAAGTCGCCAGATGTAGAAGACTTGTTAGAGCCAAAGTCTAATACGACAACGGTATCAGTGGTTCCTGATCCTGCGGCTGTAGTTGTGTTGTATATCAACGCACCACGAGCGGTAATTGTTGCAGAAGTATATGTCTTATCTGCAAAATCCGTAAGAGCAGTCGTTCCAGAAGTTGTTGGCGTTACGTTTGTCAACGCTCCACCACCCGCTGTATATGAGCCAGAGTTGCTTACCTCATTGGATGAAGTATATGCTGTTGTAGCAGCAGTAAACGTAGCATTGTTATCATACAGAGCTAGTTTAAAGGTGTCGCCACTTGAGTTTGTAAAATTATGACTACCTACAAGCAATTGTTGCTTAAAAGAAGTACACATAAAGTTTCCAGAAAAGGCCATGTCAAAGTCTCCTTATAAGTTCAGCCAGTTGGGGATGACCCGCATCTTTAATTGCATTGTGCACTGTTGTGCGGTCACTACGGATAGCCTGTCTCATGTAATATGCAACAAGCTTCTCAACATGCTTTGAGAAAGCATGAGCTTGATCTCTGATACCTGGATGGGCATTTTCAGAAACCGAAATAATCTTTTCTACACATTGTTCTGCCAGTTCTTCAGGAGTAAATCCCCTGTTCTCTGTAGTTCTAACGCCTACAATCTGTTCATTCTGTGGTACACTTACATCTATTTTAAACATTATTGGTTAGCCCTTATAACTTTCCCAGTACGGTATTCATCTGTAACCTCTTTGTTTTCTCCCATCATTTTGAGAGGAAGTAAACTTTCTTGAAATCTTTTATCATAATAACCCATCATGTCTTGCTCACCTTTCATGTAAAGATAAGCCTCTACCAAAGCTCCGTATAAAAGTGTAAGTTCGGCGTTATCACTTAGCCATGTAGTGCCACTGCCAGATCCGGCAGTCAGACTTGCAGGACGATAAAAGTAATGAAGTTCTGCGGTAAAGGTGGTGTTAGGAGTTGGAGCCAGTATAAAGTTATCTACGTCAAAAACAGCATAATATCTTGGTGATCCTGTAGTTGTGGCATCTGGAGTATAAGTCTGTATAAAGCTAGGATCTTTAAAATCTATAAAAAACTTGTCTCCATCTGTCCCTGCAAGGCTTAGAGAGAAGGGTGCCAAAAAATCTCCAGGACACGCTAAAAACTTATTACTAGCTGTGCATGACGCTGTTGCATTTTTACGAAACAAACTTAATTGCACGTTTTTCAAAATACGCTCTTCAGATAATCTTATAAACGTAGAAAGATTATTGACAAAAGTTGTTTCGTCATTTTCCGTGTAATCTTGAATAGCTGTTTTAAGTTGATCGTATGTAAAGCTCATGTCATCACACTATTGTTATGTTTCCTACCATAGCACTATGATTAGTGCATTGATATACTAGAGAAGTATCACTGGGTTCATGCGGCACAATAAATTGGGTTAATCCTGTGGTTGAATTATAATTATCAGTTACACCTGTCGTAAAAGCAGAGCCACCATCAGACGTTCTTATCTGCAAGGGGTGACTACCTACATTAGCGGTATTGTCTATAAGATAAGTATGACCTTTGTAAAAAGTAAAGTTTGGGTTATTACCTGCCGTAGCACCGGGACCTGTAAAGGTATATGCAGATGAACCGCTTGTGCCTGCGGTGTATTTAGTTACAGGGCCAGTTGTCTCATCATTCAAACGAATCCACGCTCCACCGTGTGCAAAATATAATCCTCCAGTTGCATGAACATGGGCCACAGCCCCATGATATGTAGAGGCACTTGGAAGATCGCTTAAACCCGCGTAATAAAACACAATCTTGTTTGCACCTGAACTTACATTCAATAAACCATTTGAATCAATTATATCGGTAAGAGCGGTTCCATTACCTAAAGCAGCATACACCTCATTAAAGTTATCGTTTATTTTATCCGCACCCGCACGTAAGGTGTCTCCTGATCCGTCGTTTGCAGATGATCCAATGCCTACTGTTTGCTTTGCCATTTTCTATCCCTCATCAAAGGTGTCTGTTGTTGAATCTAAAGTTACCGACGTACTATCGAATCTTGGTGCAAATAATAAGGACCCAACTTGACCTGTTGCAGAAAGCCCTGTCACGGTAATTTGATTCTCATTTACTAATACTTGTCCAACCTGACCTTCTAAAGCAGTAGTTGTTTCAATTTTACTAGGTAATTCAGCCACCCCGGAAGTAGACCAGTTTCCGTTTCCAAGATAAGTAATACCGTTTGTGGTCTTTACTTCAAAAGTTTGAACGGGGTCTACTTGATTTGGTCTTGCATCCCGCAAAGCCTGAGCGTCAATAACCTTTCTAAAAGGACCTAGTTGTGGCTGCTTTGCCTCAAACTCGTCTCTCCCAACTAATAGCCCATTCCACTCACGACGCATATCTTTGTATCGATACCGAAAACCAGATCGATCTGATATAGCGTAAGCGTTTTTTCCAGAAGCAAACTTTGACATTAATTTGTCCTAAAATATTGGAACTGGGGCACAACATTGAAAGAAGCTCTGTCACGATCTTCGGTCATAGCTCTTTCAAACTCTTCTTCATAAATCGCTTTTAACATCTGAAGACGATTAGGTGCCCGTTTCAGAGCAATGTAATAAGCTAAACCCGCAGCTAAACACGGATAAAACCTAAAAGGCATGTCCAAAGTATTAACTTGAGCATCCGCATCATCCATTCTAGTCAAAGCGTCATAAACAATTACATCTGTGCTATTTTCGGGGACAGGCCAAACTTTAAGATTAGGTGTAATCTGTCTATCTAAAAAAAACTGTGAAGGTCTTCCTTGTGTTGTTTTAACAGGTATCGATAAAAAGGTATCGCGGCTTACACGGGTCAAAGCATAATCAGTATTACTTCTACGAACTACCACAGATAAAACATCAATTACATCCGCACCAAGATCATACTCTCCATCTGCTTGAGTGACCGTTTGAGTTCTTTGTTTTATAGTCCACTGATTCAAGCCTCTATTTGCCCACTCCGCAAGCATAAGATTTAAAGATCGTTTTGCAGTCTTTAGATCATAGCCAGTACGAACTTCTAAACCGCAACGTTCAAAAGCTTCTTCAATGTATTCTGCTACATCTAACTCAAAATCTTTACTGCTAGAGACAGTCATATTTAATCCTCATTATAAAGGTTATCAAACACCCTATTTACGTCTAGTGTATAGTCTAAATCACTTTTTGAATAGTGTATATGTTGTGACGGTTTGAAATCAGGCGCTCCCTCCCCTGCTGCAAACCAAGCCGGATGCGTAACTCGCACTCTGTTATTTGGCAAAGCCACTATATTTCCAGTCCACTCCCCTGCATCCAGTAATTGCAAAACATGACTTTGTTTGTGTTGCGCCGGATCGTCTGCAATTTCGCTTTCAGAATAATCCACAGTAAACAAATACTTTGCAGGATGCATTTTACCATCAATCTTAGCAAGCCACGGACAAGGCGTAGCCCGGTCCATAACAAACACCGAATTGTGATAAGACGCACAATCCCAGGGTTGAGCATCATATGTTTCCATAGGTTCAGGCCATTCCTCAAAAGGAATATCCGCAACTAATGCAGTTATAGGCATTCTTGCCCACATCGCTCCCCCATGAACTGTATCCTCTTCCTCACCTTCAGCTTCATTCCCAGTAAATATAACTTGAAAACTCAAACATCTATTTGGCATCGTGGTCACACCAATGACCATCGCGTGTAAAAATTCGCCGTGGTACTTCTCATGGTTGTGAGTGTATTCACGGCGAACCCATGCCTTGAAGTAAGGCACATTAGAATGTAAATACGCCATTATTTTTTCTTTGCGGCTCCGCCTTTTGCTTTCTTCATGGGACTTAAACTCATTCCCCTTTGTTTTGCGGCGCTTCGTAGTTGTGCCATAGTCATTGCACCGCCACCAGACATCATTTTTGCAGGTTTTTTGCCGCCCGCTGCGCCACCTTTAGACATGCGGCGCTTTTTACCGCCCATAGCTCCACCTTTAGACATACGCTTCATTTTACCGCCCGCTGCGCCACCTTTAGACATGCGCTTTACTTTACCACCTGATCGGTAACCTTTCTTCTTCATTGCCATTTTTTTCTCCTTTTAAGTTATGCAGATACAGAACCACTGGTTCTTTTTCTACGGTTGGACAATACTGCACCACAGCCTCTAGCTACGATTCCTTTTTTACCTTTTTTGTTTTTGGGGGACGGCCTCTTGGCTTTTTGCCTTTCGATTGCGCCGCCGTTGCTTGCAAATTTGACTTCCGCTTCTTTTGTGTTTTTGACAAAGGTTTTGCCTTTACTGCCTTCACTTTTCTTTTTTCGGGCAGTGGCTGCTCTTTCGGCTTTCGAAAGACTATTCGCTTTAGACCTTGGAAGACACCTGTCAGGATTCTTTTTATCCTTTGAAGTGCCGCATTTACCTTTGATTTTACCATCAGTACCAATCCTTACCCAATCTTGATCTCGCCACTTTTTAAGCTCACCCACTTTTCTTCCCCTTTGCCCCTTTGGCATAATTAGGATCTTTACAGTATTTAGATGCCGCCATGTTGGCATATGCACTAGGGTAGGTATCAAAAGTTCTTTCTGCCCACGCTTTTCCGGCAGGGCAGATCTTGCTTCCTTTACTTTTCTTTGAAGCTTTTTTTGATTTCTTTGAATAAGCCATTATAAAAACTTTCCTGCAATTGCGGTAGCTACGATTAGAATCGCTATTCCCCATAGACGCATGTCTAATTTATCAAGTTGTTTATCTATTTTTTTGTATCGTTCGTTACATTCAGCTTCATGTCTTTCCAAACGATTTAAAAGATCATTTATATTCATTAACACTTCCATCTTTTTCGAGCTTGTCTCAAACGTGAATTAGGATTTTTTGCAGCTTTTGGAAATTTTTTCATTTGTCCTGCGGACCTAGCACAAAATGATTTACGCCGTTTATCATCCTTACTTCCTTTTTTAACTTTTCCTGTAACCGCCGTTTTTAATTTTGACCCAGGGTTTTTTCTTCTATAGGCTTTAACTCCGTCTTCCGTCATTCCCGCCCCCTTTTCTGTAGGGCGGAAATTCTTTTTATTACGCTTCGGCATACTGTCGCTTTTGCGTTTCTTTTCTTTAGACGACGTTGTTTTTACCTTAGACGCCATAGGGTCACCTTAACTATGGAAAATAGTCAATGCGGTGACGTTAGTAGCCACTGAAACATGAATATCGCTAGTAAACAAAATACCTTCGTCAGGGATGTTCACCGAATGAGTTTCAGATGCAGAAAAATCAATATCTAAAACTGTTGAACCACCGTTTCCGTCAGTTAAGGTAAGTCTACCCGCGCCACCGCCTGTAAGAACTTGTATCTGCCGTAAACGTGCGCGACCAACTGCTGCCGCGCCTGTTCCCGTCAGACGTTTGCTTTTTACGTCTGAATTAGCCATCTAAAAATCCTCTTATTAAGCTTGAACAGCAGTGTTAAAAGCCTGAGCATACATTACGGTTATGACAACTGATCCCGCATTTGTACCCGCGCTTGAGGTAGCTGTTAATTTTAAATCGGATGTACCTGTGTTCTTCCATGTAAGTGTACCACCACCAGAAGCGCCTAACGCTTTAATACCTACAGTGGTTCCAGAAGCAACAGCATTAACCAGAGTCGCTGCACCGCCTACAGTATCACCAACACTAATGTTTGTTGTGGTGTTAGCAGCCACTTCCAAATCAATAATTATGTCTACGATTTTTGAGTTAGCGGGAATCACTACGTTTGTGGCTTCTGCTGCAACAGCGCCGCCGGAAATGTCCATTACATGTTGTTGAGTCATTACAACATAGCCAACGTTTGCTATGTCGGTTCCAACGGTAGTACCCGTTGTATTTCTAATATTACCTGCCCGAATCGGACCTGAAAAAGTTGTAGTACCCATGTGGATCTCCTGTCTTGGGTTACGTCAGCAGCCTCATGCCGCTGTCAGGGATAATTTACTATAACACATAAAATAAAAAAAGAAAGAGCCGCAAAAGCGGCTCTCTCCCATAAAATTGTATTGAAACTTAGGCTGCGCCTGGAGTCCCAAAAACTGTACGCCAGTCGGATACACCGAAGCTGTAACGCTCACGAGCTTTGAATCGCATGTTACCTGTATCAAAATCGCCTTCCATAGCTGTTTTGATTGGGGCACGATTAAAGTACTTAAACCCGTTAGGTGCGTCTGTCTTTATGAAATACGCATCTGTGTCTGTTAAAAAGTGGTTAACAACAGCGCCTTGAGGAATCATTCCCATGTTCTTCATTGCGTTTGCGTCGTTATCCGCTGTTCCCGGACGTAGGTTTGAGTTAAGCACTCGTTCTGCAATAAACTGCAATTCTTTTGGTATGATTAATTTCACACCGCTGACTGCAATTTTAAGACCACGCTCATCAGTAAAACCTGCAATATCAATGAGCATTTGCTCTAAAGAGGTTTCGTTGAGGTCTGCCGCAGTTGCCAAAATATTGGTTTGGTTACCTGACAGAGAAGGGTGTGCGTTTGAGCATAATGCTGCGCCATCCCCTATAGCGTTTGCACCTGTGTTGAACGCATTGTTCAATATAGATGCCGCCTTGATTTGCTTTGTTTGAGCCATCGAACGTGCAAGAGCTTTCGTATAACGAGAAGCTAGACGATCATATAGGTTGTCCTCAATTGCTTCCTCTGTAATTGAGAAAGCCAAAGCAATGGTTTCGTGAGTGTAACGAGCAGTGTATGTTTCTTTTGCATCGTCAAAACTGATAGCTCCGCCTTCAGATTTAACAGGTGCAGTTGAGAAACCACCAAGCATTACTTCTTCTTCGAAAGCACGGTCAGATGACTCTTCTTCAAAGATTTCAGAATGCTCGTTCTCGTAACGATTATATTCTAACCCAAACAATGCATTTAGGCCAGGTTCTAGCTCTTTAGCTAGTTGTGCGCGTGATATAGCCATACTACGCTCTCCTTATGTGCCTGTTGTAGTCGCAGTGGTTTGAGAATCAAACCGCGACGTGGTTGCATTGAAATGAGCGTTGATTCTTACAATCAATGGAATACCCGCAGCAGCGAAATCGCTGTTTGCTTCGTCATCCATTATACCGACAATACGCAACGGAAGTGTTGCAGTAGTGGCGATTGAAGACACGCTCAAAGCTGAGTTTGAATTACCCGTATTGGTAGAACCAGTACGTGCAGATGTGCCTAAAGACGCATTTGCAAAAACAGCCGTTAGGGCTGTCGCACGATCTGTGATCGTTGCGTCAGTTGCTACCTTGAACAACTGATTTGGATTGTCAGCTACAAAAGCCTTAACAGGGTGGTTAGTATCCACGCTGACACTGTTCGAACCAGGCCAATAACTAAGAAAGGTTGGTTTTTTCGAAACTGAGTCAACGTATTCTACGCCCATCAGAACACCAAGAGCGGGAGTAGTACCCCCACTAGTCGCTCCCGCATGATCTATTACGCCTGCCGCAGTGGGCACACATAAAGAGTATTGGAAGATCGGATTGGTGTTGTTAGAAGCGATTTCATACTGAGTTACCCCAGTAGAATTAACACCGTTTCCAACAAGCCCGATAGGACGTAAACCGAAGGCAGTATTTTGATTTGCCATTTTAGTTTTCTCCTAATGGGGCGACCCTAATTTTTACGAGGGCCACCGAAGGTTACACGAGATTGACGATTGGCTTTTTCAATCGTCATGGTTGAATGTTGATTCTCTCTCATCATATCGTAGTCAACTGCATCCATTTGATCCCTCGATTTACTATTAAAGTAATGAGTTCTCTCCTGAACCGTCTCAACGGGAATCCGAGCGAGTATCAGTCCGCCTACTCCAAACACACCTTTATATTTACCTGATTCTACGACGGGAGATTCAAAGTCAGGGTATTCGTCCTTACGAACAAGTTCCCAACCCTCCCGCATTTTAGCACTGATGTTTTTTGTATCATCAAATCCTCGCGTTTCGGCTCGAATCCAACGATGCGCAAACCCATCAGGGGCAGGCGGTGCATCTAACATTGACGGGGGTGCCCACGGACGCCTTTGCGCCGTTTTTTCCCTTGTTTGATTAGCGCGAGAAGTACGCTTGATTGAATCGTTTGTGCTATCAGTCATTGTGTTACTCCTTCACGTATTTCGCATATTCTTCTAGCGGCACACCCAATTTTTTCGCGATTGCGACTTGGCTAGGGGTGAGTCTAACCTTTTTCCCACTGCTGCGCCCAGAATTGGATCTTGATACGCCTGCAACCGTCTGAGCGGGTCGTTTGCTTGCGTTTTTCGCGTTACCTCCGAATGTGTCGGAAATGCGGCGATCAAGTTCAGTATAGTACTCATCGCTCGTGGGGTCAAACCCTTCGTCTTCGACAAGCTTCTTATGTATGCCAAAAGCTGCAAAAGTTTTGGCTTCATCCTGCCCAAACCAGTCATTTCTAGCAGCCCAGTCTTGAGCTTTTGGGTCAGGTCGTTTGATTTGTTGCTGCTGTGCCTGTTGCTGCTGTGGAGCAACAGATTGCTGTTGTTGCTGTTGCTGCGCCTGTTGCTGCTGCCTCTCTTGAGCAACTTTAGCTTGGTTAGCCCTTTCGTTTTCAGCAGATAAAGCAATCATTTTCTTGTTAGCCTCAACAACCGCAGTTGTATCTCCAAGCTCCATAGCTCGTGCTAATTCTTTTTCCGTCTGCTCCATTTGAGTTTGCACTCTATTGGTGTATTCAGAAACATAATTGCTGTCCAAGGCACTAAATCTTTGCTTTAATTGCGCAGCCTCTTGTTGAACTTGTTTTGCGTAGTTAACAGCCTCTTCCTCGCGACGCTGTGCATCCCGCATCTTTTTAGTAAGCCTATCAATACGTTTTTGAGTGGAACTTTGAGCCTTATCAAATTGATCTTCTTCTACGATCTCAACATTTTCTTGATCAGACTGCTCTTCCGAAGCTTCTACCTCAACTTCAGTTTCAGTATCTACTTCCATCTCTAACTGTTCTTGTTGTTCTGCCATAAAATCCTCCTAGTAGTGCAAAATGTCTTCCGGCTCATTAATTCGAGCCAAAATCTCGTCATCATTCAAAATACGAACCTCTCCACCGTCAATGGCAAAGCGTGAACCCGCATAACGTGCAAACATCACCCATTCTTTCTCCGCGCACCAAGGGCCAGAAGGAAATTTTTCTGGGTCTTGATAGGCCAGAGGGCCAACCTTCAACACATAACCAACCTGTGTTGAAATTTTTTGTTGTTCCACAGCAGAATCCGGCAAAAATATACCGCCTTCAGTCTTTCCCTTACCGCGATAAGGTAAAACCAAAATTCTCCATCCTGTAGGATTGGGCATTCTTTCTAGAAGTGACCCGCTTATAGCATTTGGGTCTAAAACTTTAACTGACGGCTCTTTATAAGCCTCTCCAAGGCTTGCGATAGCCTCTTTTACTCCAGTTAAATCAACTTTTGCGCTCTCAGTCATTGCTTCGCTCCTGTTTATCTAGCAGGCCCTTGAGTTCCTGTTCCACATGATTCAGGGCTTCCATATTGCCCATAAGCTCACGATATTGCTCCATAGACTTGATATTGCCATACTGCATTAAGTCAACAACACCTTGCCTACGATCTCTTATAATGCGAAAAACTGCTTCCGCAACATATATCTCATCCATTCTTAGATATTCCCACCTTTTCTTATATGAGAGATACTAGGATATTTTGAGATAATATGCAATTATATATTAAGCCACTTATAAATTTTTTGTGTTTCTTCTTTTCGGTGCTTTAAACCGTTGTAACCACCATTAACTCTTTTAGTAATTGTTTTAATGGTATCGTCATCAACCCCATTATCACAAATATCCCACAATTTGTTTCTATGAAAGAACCAAATAGCACTTTCCATAGGGAATTTTGAAGCAACAAGGTCAGGATCCTTCATTATCTCCGGCAAATCCATGTCCGCCGCAAACTGAGAATAGTTATTTTTCCCGGTACATTGTAAAAATCCGCGTCCCCGCCACAGATATCCTTGTCCATCATTGCCCATTCTACCGCCATATACGCGATCTGCCAAAGCTTGGGGGTTTCTAGCACATTTTTCTGCGTCACTCTCTGAGTCAAAGTATTTACCAAACACTTTGAGAATAGATTCCATAGAATAATTTAAATTTTCTTCCGTGTAACGAAAGGTTCCGCTCTCATGTACAAGCTGACCAAGAAAATGTGCCCCTCGTTCTGGATTTAAAGCATAATGATTACATATTTTCTTTGCAGTGTTGGGACCAAAAGCACCGTCAGGTGAAGATCCTATCTTTTCCTGTAATGTTTTTAATGCTTCACTCATTACTTCTTACCTTTTATAACTTTCTTTAGTTTCCTTGCCTGACTAGCATGAAGCTTAGAAGCTTTATTCAAACCCTTGATGACTTTCTTCACCGTAGCTTTTTTCTTTCTGTTTAATGTCATTGTTGTACAACCTCTTTTGATCCACAAACACGTTCATATACCATATCGTCTATATAGGCTTCTGCCCATTTATTCTCTGTGAAGGTACAAAATACCCACAGATCGTTTACATCATCATTTAATAAATTAATAATATCTTGTTGCGCGGATACTTGGCCTTGTAAATGCTCAATATCATGCACAATGTTGCTGATATACCACACCAAACCAACTAATTGCACTGCCATAGCAAACACTAACGCAACAGGTATTTTCATATCAGCCATAATTACCTCTTAAAGAATTTTTGTACGCCTCTGACACCAAACGAGGCAGAGATTGCGATACCTAAACTGTAAAAATACCAGTCGGGTGCTTTGGAAAGCTGTTCAAAGCCTTTATCCACCCAACCTTCAGTCCCTGGAATGAACGCCAAAACAAGCGGAATAGACAGAACAATTACAAACCACTCGTCTTTCCAACTTGATTGAGAGCCTTGCGCCATGATACGCTCCCAGTCTGCGACTGATGTCTCTTTTGAGAGCATTATCTTAGCTTTCGCTTCTGCTTCCGTAAGTTTTAACTTTGCACTTGCTGCCTGTGCTTGAGACTTTGCATCAAGCCAACTGCCCGCCAGACCCGCAATAGGTCCAATTATAGACTGTAACATTAGTTTTCCTCCATCTGTATACTGGTTTTCTTGCTCTCAGCCTTTGCGCTGTATGCATTAAAACCCATAAAAGCCGCCACCACCCCGGAAGCCGCTATAACGTACACACTTGCTATATCTGTAATTAAACTTGCCGCTTTGTCAAACCCAAGGACAGAAGCAAGCAGTATTATAAACGGGTAAATTAACATTCCCATCAAAGCAAAACCTGTAAAACGACGCTCTGCATTGCGCTTGAGATCGCGATCAATCATCTCTAACCGACGATCTTCCAAAGCAATCTTATTCCACTCTGCTTTTTCTATAACACCATTTTTATTTGTATCGGCCTTATCAAATTCTGTCATCTTTTCGCCCTCGCATACGCAATCGCTATTCTTTTTTCCCGCGTTATTATAACAACTTTCCCCGATTTGTCATATATTATGTATTTTCCGCGCCGCTCGACTACAATCACAGTTCTATTTTAATGCACACAACTTTTGATTTATCGCTCGTTACAAGGACTTTAGCTTCCTCTTTGGCAATCTCACACACTTCTTGCTTGGTGTAGCTTCCAATATGATAGTGCTCAAAGCCTTGCGTTGCTAATTGAACCCATAACAATACCCACATCTACCACCTACCTTGCTTACTTCCCCAAAGATAAAACAACCCAAACAATAAAGCGGCCCCTATACCAAATATAACAAACCCTATTGCAAAATTTATCAAAGCATCTACCTGCTCTTGTTTTCTATATAACTCATCTTTTCTCTGTTTACGCATCCTTGCCTCAATAGCTAAAACTTCTTTCCAAGCACTCGGCCCATAGTTCCAAGAGATGTGATCTTTTATCTCTTCTCTCATCTGTTCCATTTTTTTCTTGTTCGCAAAGATCTCTAAAGCAGTCTCTTCGTCAGACCCCCTAAACGTCTTCTTCCAAAACGGAGGATTCTTCTCCCGCTCTTCTATGTTTGTGAAATCACTGAACGCCTTGCCCCAATTGGCAAGCTGTCCCGTCATGTCTTGTAAATCTTTGCCTGCACCAATAGCCGCCTTTAATCCCTTAAAAGCGCCCGTTGCCATAGCCACACAAGTTATGGGGTCCATAACTTAGCCCATGTGAGTGGTGCCCTTGATTGCCGCGCCTGTACCACGAGTCTTCACTTTCTTCATGGTGTCACTCGCCATTGGCGGTGTTTTAGGCTTACCGACTGTCTCAGGCTTGGGAGCTTTTGTAGGCGTATTTACTACAATTTTTACCTTGGACATTTTACTTTCCTCTTTGTTTTAATAGTTCTCGCTGCATTGCACTATCAATTCGAGCCGCGGTCTGCTGTTCTTGACTTGCCAACCTCTTCTCAAACTGCTCTCCACGCATCTGCTGATTCTGCGCGTCAAGCTGCAATTTCTGTTGGTCCAGTTGAGCATCCGTTTGCTCTGACTGTGCCCGTATCTGTAACTCTTGCTCTTTTAACTTTACTAACGGATCCGGCTGATTTGCACCAGACACTTGCGCCGATAGCTGCTTCGCCTGCTGCATACCCTCTGCCACAAACTGTGCAACCAAAGCCTCAAATTGTAACTCCTGCTGATCCGCATCCATAGGACCCATTTGTGACATTTGTGCCATAGCCTGTTCCTGTGCCGCTATCTTCACATGCTCCATAACGTGCTTCTGCATACCCAAAGCAACTGGCGGCATCTGAGCAACCATAGGACTCGCGCCAAAAACCAAATGAGACATAATATGCGCCTGATGATTCTGACCCTGAAACGCAAACAACTTCATGTTGTCCAATGCGTTGATGTTCTCTTGTGCAGGGTCCGTGGGCAACGGCTCCTCGTCCGGCATCGATTTCAATATCCTGTCGGTATCTGTAACACCCAACGCCTCATACATATCCCTGAACACTTCGTGCATGTTATGCATCTCAGGCGCTTGAGCCGCTAACTGTAACTTAGTCTGAGCTAACGCAATCCGCTGCGCCTGACTAAATACATTCGGATTAGAAACAGGTATAATATCCACACGGTCATCAAAATCGCTCGCCATAACCGCCTGATCACTGCCCGCGATACTATACGGATACTCCTGCGGTAAACTCTCCGACATAACCCGCGCAAGGATCTTAAACTCCTGCCGCATCGCATAATGCATCCGCTTATGTACAGCACTCATTACCCGCGAACCCTGCTCCAACATAGCTATCGTTGTACCAACAGCAGCTTGCTGATTACCGTCGCCAACCTTCATGTCAGTAATAGTCGCGAACCGCTGACCCGCCTGAACCACAAAACCCAACAAGTTAAACAGGGTCTGGTCAGGACCCTTAAACGGCAACGGCATGAGACTATCCCGAATAGCCCCACCCGGAGCGTCCACGTCACGGAACTCTCCAGGCTGAAGAGGATCGTCATCGTCTCTGATACGTAGTCCGCGGGCCTTGAAACCCGCAGGGAGGTTGGACAACGTACCCGCGTCGATCAACTGCCTCAGTGCCGCCGTGGCAGACCTAGAGAGTCCGCCAATAGTGTGAATCAAACCCAATCCGTAAAAACCAAACCCCGGCAAAAACTTGTAATGCACAAAGTAATTGATCTTCTTACGCATCTCGTCTTCTTCACGATAATTCCGCCGAATAGACAATATTTGCCCGTTATCCTGCGAAATCGTCACCACATAAGGCAATTTAATGCCCGTTGGTTCGCCATCTTCCCCCGTATCCTCGTAACCCTCTAGGTCCAAATCAACGTGGCATTCCAACAAAGTACAGTCATAATCTATCTGTGACGGCTCAAAACCTCCGATTCTGTTCACTTCCTCCGTCACATTGTCCATCTCCTGCTGCGCAGGAATCACAGGTATGTCTAAATAAAATCCCCCGACCTGCATCTTGCGCAAATCGTTCAAATCCATCTTCACAACCTGTGTTACATTCGGACATGTCTCCAAATCTGAAGTCTCGTAAGGAACCACAAGATGCTCCGCAGGAACAAACTTAGATACAATCCGACCCAGATTCTCATCGTAATACACCTTCTTAAACGTACTGCCCGCTAACGGTAAATAAAACAGCATCTGATCCATGTCAGGCGTGTAATCCTCCATGACATTAGTCAGATAGTAATTCATAAACTGCTTAACACGCTCCGCCTGATCAATCTTCTTGCGGTCTTCCTGACCCATAACAACAGTTCTGACAGGACCCGAAGGGGGCAATAACTCATTAAACGCCTGCGCCTGAAACTGCGTCGCCGCCTCCGCCAATAACGGATGAGTCACACCAGAGGCTCCACGAAACGGTTGCGTCCTGTCCTCGTAACTAAAACCAAGAAGCTCCAACCCATTGGAATAAGTATCTTCCCAATCCTGCCTAGACGCCTTGTTCCCCTCAAACTCACTAACCAAATCACCAGAGATCCTAGCCAACTCACTATCCGATAATGATTCCGCTAAGTTGTCGTCAAACCCCATGTCCCCCATAATCTCAGAGCCAGGGTCAAAATCAACAACAACGTCTCCACCCTCCTCCTCAATTATCTCTATCTCATCTCCAAGTTCCGTGAGCAACGGTTCCTGCCCAGAGTCTGGTATCTCAAGCTCAACCTCCGCTCTCAAGTCGTCCTCATCCATCTGAGAAGGGACCCCAGAATCCATTAATCCCGCAATTGGTTCTCTAGCCATGAATTACTCCAATCAATAATATGCCCTCACCCTAACAGATTCTTCACCGTCTTGCCAATCATCTGTTGGTAATTGTACAAAATTACCCTGACGATACCTCATTAACGCCTGTGTCATGCTATCTACAAGGTCGTCATACTCCCCATTCGGAAACGCCGCAACCTCCTCAATCATCTCGTCAGCAAACGTCGTGTCAGGTGCCCAAACCATCCCCGCCTCAAATAATGGACTCACACTGTGTACCCTCGTTACCTTATCATTACCACGACTCGGTGTAAAATTCACTACAGGAATCCCCATATTCCGTAATTCATGCGTCAATGGCATCCCGCTCGCCTTCGCCTCCACAATGACAGTGTCGGGGTCCCAAAACTCATACTCCTCCAACGCAATCCCCTTCAACTCAGGAAAATCCCACCGACCCTTCTTACTGTCCAACAATATTAAATTAGGTCCGCTTCCACCCTCATTAGGATAAAATACTCCCCACGTCGTAATCGCACTGTAATCCGCAGTCTCCCGCTTGCTAAACGCCGTATCGTAACTCTGTATCACATACTCTAACTGCGGAACCTCCTTCTTCTCCCACTTGTTCCACCACTCCCGCTTGATAATCGCATTCTCTTCTCCAGTAGGCCGCTGCTGATACTGCGCATTCCACTTGCTCGGAGGTATAGATGCGCGGACCGCGGTCAAATCCTCAAGACCCCAAAACTCAGGCCAACACGGCGTCCCATCCTCAAATATAGCAGGTAACTCCACAACCTCCCACTGATCCGCTAAATCATCCTTCGCCATCGCCCGCAACAACTGACCCGTCATGTCCTTCTCCGACCAACGAGTCTGTACCAAAACAATGCTGCCCCCAGGCTGTAACCTCTGTCGGGGACCCCCAGTATACCAATCCCACGCATCCTCAAATCCACTGCTCGACATCGCAGTCTGCTCCGAATGCGGATCGTCAATAATAACTAAATCACCACCACGGCCCGCTAAGTTCGATCCAACACCAACAGCATAGTACATCCCGCCACGGCTCGTGTCCCACCGACCAGAAGCCTTGCTGTCCGCCGCTAACTTAACCTCCGGGAACACAGTCTTGAAACCATCACTGTCAATCAAGTTCTTCGTCTTACGACCAAAGTTTACAGCAAGCTCCGTCGTGTGCGTCGCCTGGATTATCTTCATCCCAGGATTCTTGCCCATCATCCACGCAGGAAACAAAAAAGATGCGAACTCACTCTTCGTGTGCCGCGGGGCCATATTGATGATCAATCTCTTGAGTTCACCCCTCGCAACACGCTCTAGTTTTTCAGCTATAATTCGATGATGCCTTCCTGATATAAAATCAGGCCACATTGCGCCAACAAAATCTAAAAAATTTTCACGGCAGGATTCCTGCCTCTCAAGCTGCGCGAGCCTTAATTGAAGCTTCAAAAGCCTGTCTTCTACTGAATTTGCCTGAACACTCATGCCGGGGGACCCTAAACGATTATATGCGATATATATCATATAGTTATATCTCGTTCAATTTTGCAAATGATTATTTGAGAGAAACATGGCCCATGCTCTCGTGCCACAGCGCCACGGGCCGCGAAAATTTGCGCATAAATCGCTGTTTTTGCTGCATAAAACTTGACCCGATATCGGGAGGCTCATGGGAAAAAATAATGGACATCGATGCAGTAAACGCGGCTCGCGGACCGCAAAAAAACCCAGCAGTCAAATTGCCCGGGCATTTCGAACCTTCGACCTTGCGGCACGGTTCGCGGCTCGCGGTACGTTTGGGAGGCACGACGGACGGCGGTCCGAAGTAAGTATTAAATACAAATAAAAAGCCCGCTCGAAGGCGGGCTAATCAGTTTTAAAGGTAGGTAAAAGGTTTAAGGCTTGTAGTCTTCGAAGGTGTTCAAACAGCGACTATGGCGGGCATATTCGGCTAACACTTCCATAAGCCCGCTGTATTCGTTCCACATAAGAGATAGATTAGATCTATCCATTGCACCAACAGAACTATGCAACTGGTCGATAGCTCGCACCAAACTAGCCGAACGGGTCGAGGCCATGCCTTTAGCCTCGAGCGTTTCTTTAAAGGTTTTATTCGTCATCTGTTACAAACTCCGCCATGTTACAATCAAGAGAATGCATAACACCTAACCAATCTTGAATACCCTCCGATAGATCAGAATGAAATTCATCGTGTAATTCGTTGATAACGATATCATCACCTATGTTTTCTAACTTAGCTCGCACATCATCCAGAACGTGATACGCTTTCAAAAGTTGTTTGCTGATATCTTGTTGCGCTTCATTTAAATTTTCCATAATTTAACCTCATAAAAAAACGGGCGGAATTGCCCGCCCGTCTCTTATCCGATATTATCGCATACTTTGCAAGTTTATTTTATTCTATCCAATCATCGGCGTGTTCTGATAGCTCTTGATTAACAAAAGCTTTTAATGCGGCGTCATCATCATAAACAGCATTTGTACACTTCGAAGGCGAAGAAAAGATATTGAACGCGCCACAACCGTACTTTGCAAATAGCGCCGTCGCTTCCTTAAACGTTCTTTTCTTTTCCGTGTTTGGGTCGCGTAAATCATGCAATTCGTAAATGTCCGTCGGTTCGCCACAATGCGAGCAATAAATATCTGGCATTAATCGAACCTCCCAAATTTAACGTCGTTAGGCTTGCCAATAATACGCAAGGCAACAAGCCCATATTCATAAATAAGAACTTCTAAAAACTTAAAAGAAAATTTTCCAAGCGGGTTTAAATCTGGCTCGCCGTCCGTGCCAAAAATGATGCCAAAATCGGAGGGCTTATTTGTCATAACTGAATTACCAAAAGCGGGATATCCATACACTTCGTCCATTCTATCGGCTACCTTAGATAAAACAGAATTTTGCAAATAGTCTTTTTTTAAATCAGTAGGATTATCAAGTTTTTCTACTTCCTCAATTTCGATTTCATTATCTAAAACAGCTTTACAAAAGAAATCTGGAATAACACCGCACCATTCATTCAATTGATCGGGCCGATAATTTCCATAGTCTTTATCTTTAAGCGGGTTCAAAACCTTATTTAAAATAAAGTCGCTAGTTCTAACAGTAAATAAAGTGTTCATTTCATACCTCATAAAAACGTACCAAAATTAGTACAATTAAAGTTATCCGATATTATCGCATACTTTGCAAGCTTTTATTTAATGCTCAACAATTGCGATTGATTTTGCAAGGCTCGAACCTTTGCAAAGTTTACACGCCGTGCATTGTACACGCCGTTCCATTTCTTTTGACGCGGGGCATAAAACCTCATTTTTTTTGTCTATGTCCAAAACGTTTTTTATAACGCGAAATGTACGACGCTTGTTTTTCCAATGGTTTTTTGCTTCCGAATAACTATCGGCGCTTTGCATCGCTATATCTGGCCTCCAAGGTTTTTGATGAGTATACGCCGTCCAAGTATCGCATCCAGATAAAAGACTATCCCATATTTCGGACGGAACGGCGGCGGGATCGCCATATGTTCCAATCCGAATAAAACGACCATAACCCATTTCGACGGCATCACCAATTTGATAAACTCCGCGTTTGTAAGCTTTCCATACAATCAAAACACCTTGCCCTAAGTTAACATAGCATATACGATTTTTCGCTTGTTTTCTATCTGGGTCGTTTGTTACTTCGCCGCGCATTGGGCAATTGCCACAAATAGAATAATCTTCGCCAGTTTTACTTGCTTCTAATGGGTTTTTGTCGCCGTCGCACAAAATATAAGTTTGCACGACGTGACCAGTTTTAGTGTTGCGATCCGAATAAATGGCAATAACTACAATAGGCTTTTGATCTATCAAGCTTGGGCCTTTGTAAATAATCGCCGACTTAATTTGTGTTTTAAAAACATTCTCATTTATAACATCAAGCATTTTTTACCCTCATAAAAAAAACGGGATCAGTTCCCCAATCCCGTATAATCTTATATTATCTTATAATGCAAGTTTTATTTTTTACGGCGTCGCGTTCTTTTATTAGTATGCTTTTTTAATTCGGCGTAATCTTCGCCGTATAACAACCGCCCGATAATCTCAAATATAAACATTTTTTATCTCCGTTTCATTAGTATAGATCCTGTTCATCACGATCATAAATATCTTGCCACTTGTCACGAAACCGTGTGTCTCTATTAACTTGCATTTCATTATGTCCGTCAATCGCTTGATCTAATTGACGTTGTAATTCAGCTTTAATTAAAGAAAACGCAGCCATAAATTCTGAATGATCAGAATCCTGTTCATGCTGTGGTAAACCATTACTGTTTAAATAATCATCAATAACATTTAAACGGGTCGCATCCAAAACCGCCATAGCATTTTTAATTTCCAGTACCATTTTACTCCCCATAATTCTGATTAAGAAAATCGCGCAA